TCTGTAGTCTTTGACTGATAGTACTAGTACATCGCTAAAAATGAACTTCTTAGTTATTTCCTTTGGCATGCCAATCCAGAAGTCTATCCCCCTTTCTGAAAAGTTAATATCAGTCATAACTATGCTGTATCCAGGGGGTCTATAAATGGATAGCCACAGAGAAATAACCTCCTCCATACTTAGGCCTGTTACCCTATCAGATACGATCTTACCAGCAGACCATACTAAACTAAAGGCCCTTAATCCCCGGTTTAATAATCTAAAATAAAATAAAATTACTCTAAACATCTTGTGTCACCTATTTAAATTGTGTATTATTCGCACACTGAAAAAACACTAAACTACCTATATAATTTCATTATACCAATAATATGGTATTTAATCAAAAGGATCCGTAATGACACAAGACTTCGTAGCACAGAGTGATTCTAACTTCACAGCAATCAGGTTCTACACTCAGTTTGACCCGTACTTCTATACCGTAGATAACCGCCCTCTACAAGACATTGAAACTAATCTTAAAGACATACGTTCTGGCGGCGGGGATGCTGCTAGAAGGGGCGTACTGGTATCTTCACTAGCACAAAGCATGCTGCAGAAGTATCTGATTAAACCTGGAACAACTAGATTTGTAACCGGACTAGAAGTATCTTCCCCATCTGTTAACTCCATTAAGGTATCCCAAGGCTCTGTATATGAGAATAAGCTAGTTTCTTCCGGGTCTACTACCTCAGTAATTAAGCAGGCTATCAAGTTGGTGGATTCTGATTTCTCGTTTACTCCACCTGCCAGCGCAGGATTCTCCCAAGTATTTACTATAGAGGGTAAGTTCCAGGAATTGACTAGTGTAGTTATGGCTGCATCTACCCTTCCATACCTGGACGAAACCAATCAATACCTACCCTCCACCCTCATGCCTGGCGAACTGTTGCTACAGGCTAACGTATCATCTACCCCAGCATTGACTGGAACTGAAGTTGCTCCTGCTACTACTTCAGGGTGGTTCCCCTTGTATAATGTGACATTCACTCAGGGTGTAGCTAATCCTGTTATTTCAGCTCATGCTAGTGCACCAGATATGGGTGGTATTAAGAAATCAGTCTCAATAACACCTCACGGAACTTTAGGGGCAACTCAAGTAACCTTGGAAGATTCCTCTGCATTTACATTTGCTGACTCTATATCCTCTAACGTAGTGTTCTCTGTGGCAGTGGGCTCCGAACCTCTGAACCCGTATCTACCCGTTAAATTGAAACTTACAGTAGCTCCTACTGTTACTAATGGTAATTGGGCACTAAGGTTGAAGTACATAGGGTTAGCTGAAGATGATTTAATTACTACTGCAAGAACTTCTTCAGACATTGAAGCAGCAGCAGTTACAGCTGCTGCCAATGCCGTTCAGTCCATTGTTACTACTACTGCCGTTATACCTAACACAGAATTTGCTGGGTTCGTTAATGGTAATTGGATTATTAATAAGGAGAGGTTGATAGCAGTCCTGGAAAGGGTTGGTGCCGATGGTGCTGACACCAATGCAGGCACTATGAATCTATTTGAAGTTGAATTGTTTCAGTAGGGAATTACTTAGTTTATAAATCTCTCGTAGCTCAAAAAGAATCTTAGGGGCGCTATCTTGGTTTACATTATCCAAGAGCGTCCCTAAATTTTTAGTCAGGGTAATGTACTTATCTATAATCACTCCACGTACGTTATTTTTAGATATACATAAGGCTGACTTATTCACCAACACCTCAATCTCCCTAAAAAAAGTGGTTTGTATTAAGGGGTGCTCATGCAAATATATAAGTTCAGAACTTGGTATGTATGAGTCTGACCCATTAAAGTAATCACGTATCTGGGTGTTGTTAGCTATAGTAAAGTCCAAGGTATTCTCCATTAATATAAAAACAGGGATATGTGCTATCCCCCGTTACACATGTTAACACAAGTATATACCCTCGTGTTAACCGTGTAACCTTACCATACCTTATGGGTGGCTCTCCAAGCCCTCCAAGCCCCCCTGACCCCCGTCGGCCATATAAACACGTACGCCGTTGACGATCATTACTCCGATAACCGCTACCGCCGTACTGGTTGCCAACAATGTGAATGCGTTGGCTGCACGTTGCACAGCACTATCCTTGGCCATACGGGCTTCGGCTTCCATAGTGCGACGCTCCTCCATTGTCATGGTATGAGCCATGTTCTGAATGGCTGCTTTGAATGTGGGAGAGGCCTGTGCCCCAGACGCTTCAACTGGGGTTTGTGCTGCTGCCATTGTAGCAGAGGTTTGCGTGGATGCGTTGGATTTCAGTTCCATGATGATTCCTTTCGTCGTTGTTGTAATTTCATTTAACTGCTGATGATTAAGTTCACGCAGTTTCTCTCTGATGACGGGGAGGATATCTAATCCCCCCCGAAGTTCACCGTTAGGACCGGGCCGGTGCCGTTTCATCATTCTTCACCTGATCCTTAGTAGTAATGACTTTGTAAATCATACTGCCAATTAGGGTAGCAATTGCCACACTGATGGTAATTGAAGCCAGGTCCTTAGCAACACCGATACGGTGCAATACATCTTCACGATCTGCTTTGATCTGTTCTGGTGTTTTTGTTGCATTGGTAACTTGGTTCATGATATTCTCCTGTGATGGATTAGTAAGATTAGAATGAATAACTTATAATTATCCACTCTACAATACTTATACCAAAATAGTATAGTGATTATTGAATTTCTAATCCCCTATTCTATTTGACTTCCGCCTGATTTAGTTCTAAAATACACCATATAATTACATAGGTATAATATTGATGTCTGATCTATTCCAAGCCCCATTAGCCCCAGGTATGGGTGGTTATGGAGGAAACGGTAACCCTCTAGCCGGTAACTTCGCCCCATCATCTAATCCATATTTCACTATGGCCAATCAGTTCATGCCGAGGAATCTGCATGATGTAATAAGGTGGTCTAGGTACATAACAATACAGAGCCCCGTAACCACGGAGGTTTTACGCAAGCTCTCTACTTACCCAATAACCGAGTTTATTATTGATACATCCTCTGATAAGCTTAGAGAAAAATATCGTGAAGTATTTAAGAGCTTCAGGTTAAAAACTACCCTACATAGTATAGGGTTTGAGTACTACTCTATAGGCAATGTGTTCTTATCAGTGTATTTTCCTGTGCAACGAACCCTAACATGCCCCCACTGTGGATCTAACTATAACGCTAAAACTGCTGAGTTCACTAAGTTTAAAAAATACTCTTTCGAGGGTGTATGCCCTAAGTGTGGGAAGAATGGCGTGTTTACGGTCACTGATACTAAATCCACCAATATCGATGATATGAACATCATTAAGTGGGATCCTACTCATATTGCCGTAAACCATAACCCTATAACGGGGGAGAGCGAATATTACTATAAGATCCCTAATGACATTAAACGTAAGGTTAAAGAGGGGGATAAGCTGTTCGTAAACTCCGTTCAATGGAGCCTCATTGATGCCATTAAGAATAATCAGGATTACAAGATTGACAATGGGAGTATATACCACCTTAAGAATATCTCAGCGGGGCATGAAATCAATGGTATAGCGGTACCTCCCGTTATTTCATTATTCTCTCTTGTATACTATCAAGCCACCCTTCGTAAGGCTAATGAGTCAATCTCTAATGATTTCATGACCCCCTTACGAATTATCTATCCCCAGGCTCAAACTGGTAACTCTGATCCGGTAGTGTCTATTTCTATGAGGAACTTCGTAGCTAATATGACCGATGCAGTTATTAAACAAAAGAGAGATAAGAGTCATGTAGTCATAGCCCCCGTACCAGTGGGGTACGAAGCTGTTAGCGGAGAAGGTAGAAACCTACTAGTATCCCAGGAAATACTACAGGCCGAAGAAAGCATCTTACTTAGTTTAGGGGTATCCAGGGAACTTCTATCTGGTACTACTAATTGGACTAGCTCTACAGTCGGGTTACGTCTGTTAGAAAACACCATGTTAACTTACACCTCACAGATAGAAGGGTTTGTTAACTGGGTTATGGCTAAAGTTGCTAGGTATTTAGCACTAGAGGTAGCGGAGATATCACTATCACCATTTAGGCTAACTGATGATGATAACTTACGCCAGCTATTGCTAAATCTGGCGGGGTCAAATAACGCCTCCATGTCTACTATGTACGAGTCCTTAGGTATGGATTATGGGGAGCAACTGAAGAAACAAAAAGATGACGCCATAGCTAAGGCGGTTAATGATATGAAGACTAGGATGGAGGTTGATCGTGCAGTATTCATAGCCTCTAAGAAGGCTGCTGATCATTTTGATAAGGATGACGGATATAAGGCAGCATTGGTTAATGCTCATCAGATAGCCCAGCAGCTTGCTGGTGCCGACCCTCAATCCCAGCAACAAGCCTTGAATGGGTTGATGTTAGAGGATTATCCTACATTCCTATTGGTAACTAAACTTCTAAGTGAGATGGCAACAGGCGTAGAGGAACCTGGGGGGGAAGATCCCTCTAAACAATCCCCATCTGAAGGTGGGACTGATAATAAAGAGACCACCACTGAACAACCTAATAATGAAGGTGCTAAATAATGGCTGATGGAACAAGTAGTGCTGCTATACAGGCTTCAGGAATACAGAAACTAGAAACCATAGAGTTACCAGGGTTTGGTGGATCTAAGTCTTCAGGCCCTATGGATATAGCTAAGTATAGCGTCAAGTATGCTAAGATAGATTTAGACGATATGGGTTCTAGGGCAGAGTTAGAAATACTTGAGACTAGAGGACTAAAGGGTAATAGTACTATCGTCCTTAACAAAGATAAATTCGTATTCATGGATAAGTACTTCATAGTAGTAACATACTTGGAATTAAACACTAATGCCTAAGTTAGAACAGGAACTACAGGGTATATTCTCAACCCCTAAAGTTATTAATGATAGGGTGGATGAATCCCTTATTGAAGGGGTATTATCTCAGTTTCCCATGGAAACTAAGAACTACATTATCACCCTTAAAAATGTTAGAGCTGAACGTAAAGAGTTTACTCATAAGGACGAGAAGGACGCTATCCTTAAATCTAAGTCACTGAACTACCCGGTAAAAGGGGATTTAGAGTTACTTGATAAAGCCACTGGTAAAGTTCTGGATAGTCACAGAGACTTCTCCCTACTGGACTCGTTCTACCTTACTGGTAAACATACTCTTATGTACAAGGGTAATAACTACTCTGTGTCTAATCAGTTACAGCTGCGTCCCGGGGTATATACTCGTAGTAGGGAGAATGGAGAGCTGGAGTCCCACTTTAACACTGGTACCGGTAGAAGTTTTCATATAACCCTGGAACCGCAATCTGGCCTTTTCTACTTAGAGGTAGAATCATCTAAGATTCTATTAGCCCCTCTACTGGATAGAGTATTCAATATCAATCGTAAAGAAGTAGGTATGTATGTGCCCGACTCTGTTTGGGATGATAACTTACGCGCTAGTGCTGGAAAAGAGTCTAAGGTTATAAATGACCTTTACCGTAAGATGACTAGTAAGCAGTCCCCTACAGCTACTGAATCTGAAAAAATAGCGGCCTTAAGGCTTGCCTTGGAGAGCTCTCAGCTTAATGTATCTACTACTATAGTTACTCTTGGTAAGGCTATTTCATCAGTAACTCATGAAGCTATTCTTCGTTCTATGAAGAACCTAGTAGACATACACTCCGGAGTAAAGAAAGAAGACAATAGGGACTCACTACAATTTAAGTCTGTGCAGAATTTACCAGACTTTATAGCGACTAGATTTAAAAAAGAGAAGTTACTTATGGGTAACCTTAAGAGCCGTATTACATATTCCTTTGATAAGTCTGACCGTGAGGGTAAGGCTCCTAAGATTAAGAATATAATCCCAAGTAAGCCTTTTAATAAAGTGTTTTCCAGCTATATCTTAGATAGTAATCTAGTGTCTACACCATCTGAAACTAATCCTGTGGAGAGTCTAGAGAATGTAGCCAAAGTAACTGTACTGGGCGGATTAGAGGGAGGTATTACCTCTGAGAGGGGAGTGCCTATGGCCGCCAGAGATATTGATCCATCTCACTTAGGGATTATAGACCCTAGCCGTACCCCCGAATCTAGTCATGCTGGTATTGATCAAAGGTTCACTATTACAGCTATGCGTGATAGGGATGGTAACATGTACTCTAAGGTTATAGACCGAAAGGGTAAGCATGTGTACTTATCTGTACATGAGATGATGGATTCTGTTATAGGATTTCCACACCAGGAGGGTAAGAGAAAAGTACAGGCACAGATACGTGGGGAGCTAGGGGAAACTACCGTTGATAAAGTACAGTACTGGGTAGATGATTCCTCCAGTATGTACACCATTACTACCAACCTGGTCCCATTTCTTAATAGTAACCACCCAGGTCGCTTAACCATGGCTGGTAAAGCTATCCCTCAAGCACTATCCTTAGTAGATAGGGAAGAGCCCTTAGTGCAGACTGCTAGAAAAGGAACCTCTTTTGTCGAAGAAATAGGTAAGGTAATAACCCAAAATTTCTCCCCCGTTAATGCTACAGTAACTAAGTTACACGGTACTAACATAGAACTTAAGGGGGTAGACGGGGTTACCTATAAATTTTCAGGAGTTAAGAACCTACCTTTTAATATGAAGGGGTTCTTTGACGATGAGCACTCACTATATAAGGTAGGGGATAAGGTTAAGGCAGGTCACCCGTTATTTGAGAATAACTATACTAGGAATGGTAAGTTGGCTTTGGGTAAGAACCTGGAAGTAGCATATCTACCATATAAGGGATACAACCACGAAGATGGTCTGGTAATAAGCAAATCTTGTGCGGAAGGCCTATCTAGCCACCACGCTTATAAAGTAGATTATTCAGTCCAGCCTATCTCTATGCTTAAAAAATCTATGATCAATAGGTACTTCCCGGGTAAGTTCACTAAAAGTCAACTGGACAATCTTGATGATATGGGGTTTGCTAAAGTAGGAGTTACGTTACATCATGGTGACCCTGTATATGTAGTTCTAGAGAAACGAGAGCCTACCCCAGAGGATAAGATGCTGGGTAGACTTCATAAGACTTTAGTTAACCCTTATCGTGCGGTAACTGAAGTATGGAACCATGAAGAGAACGGTATCATAGTTGATTCTCACACTGAGGGTAAAGACTTCAGACTATTGATACGCTCTATTAAACATCTAGAGGTTGGGGATAAACTGACAGGTATGCACGGTAACAAGGGTATTGTATCCTTAGTACTAGATGATAATGAAATGCCATTTAATAAGTCTACTGGTAAACCTGTGGATATTCTGCTGAACCCAGCCTCGGTTACATCCCGAGTTAACCTAGGTCAGCTTATGGAGACTATGGCTGGTAAAATTGCCAAGAAAGAGGGTAAACCCTACTTAGTACATAATTTCTCTAAGGCGTCTAACATAGGTGAACTTAACGCAGAATTGAAGAAGAAAGGTATCTCTGATTCGGAGACATTCATCGATCCTAAGACCGGTAAGGAGCTATCCAAGGTATTGACCGGACCCCAGTACTTTATCAAACTATACAAAACTTCTGACCAGAACTGGTCAGCACGTAATGTAGGCGGGTATGATAATGTGTTGCAGCCTACTAAAGGTGGGGATACTGGTAGTAAGAGTGTTGGTTACATGGAGATGCTAGGTCTACTGGGTTCTGATGCCCGTAAGAATCTAAAAGATATTGCTACGGTAAAGTCTGAGGATAGCTCAGAATACTGGTCTAAGTTCGTAACTGGTCAACCGTTACCCAAGCCAAATACTACGTTTGCTACTAAGAAATTCCTTGACTACTTGACGGCATCCGGTATTAAGACATCTGTAAGGGACGGTAAATTAACTGCTTCTCCATTAACAGATAAGGGCATCATGGCTATATCTCATGGTGAAATCAGAGAGCCATTAATGCTTAACGCTAAAAACCTGGATGCTGATAAGGGGGGGTTATTTGACGCCTCCCTAACCGGAGGACTTAGAGGTACTAGGTGGAATCACTATAGTCTTGCAGAACCTATAGCTAATCCGGTATTTGAGCGCCCTATTAAGTCAATACTAGGATTGACTACGGGGGAATTTAATGGTATATCAAGTGGGTCTATAGGTATTAAAAGGGTATCTGACGGTAAATTCCACCTACATGATATTCTGTCGGGTACTCTAATTAAGACCATTGACATAAACAAACACTAACCTCCTAGTAATATGTCCATTGCATTAAAATAGTGCAATGGGCATAACGGTCAGTAACTCGGATAGTAATTATAGCGTTGGTGTAGGCAGTCAGCCTGCCGTAATACCATCTCCTATACAAAGTCTCTCACCTTCAGTGAGTTCACCTCCGTCGCCCGTAGTAAACGTACCAGTAGAGAAGCTTAGTCCTAGGGCTCAGGTAGATATACGTATAGGCCCCAAGGGGGCTACCGGAGCTAAGGGGGACCCGGGGGATAATGGGGCTACAGGTCCGGCCGGTCCTCAGGGGGAGATGGGTACTCAAGGTCCTCAGGGGATACCTGGAGTAGATTCTAATTTCGTATATAACCAACCGGTACCCTCTACTAGCTGGTCTTTAACACATAATTTGAACAAGATGCCTTCCATAACTATTGTAGATTCAGCAGGTACAGTAGTAGAGGGTGACATACAGTATGTAGATGTAAACAATATAGTAGTTACTTTTTCGTATGCCTTTAGCGGGCAAGCAATACTTAATTAAGGAATAACCATGAGTCGTAAATTTTTAACCTCCGTTGATCTAACTAAAAATGAGTTACTCAACTTTAGGCTACAGAACCTGGGTACAGCACCAGGATCACCACTGCCCGGTATGCCTTATTGGGATACATCTTCTGAAGCTATCAAGATATATAATGGAGCTACTTGGATTATACTAGATGCGGCTAAAGTCCCTGACGGGTATATCCCTATAACTAAGCTGTCTGTTAACCCACTTAACAGAAGTAATCATACAGGTACTCAACCGGCATCAACTGTAAGTGACTTAGCTACAGTAGTAAAAGGCTATGCTCTAAATGAGTTCGCTGCCCCGATAGGAAACGTTACCTTCAATGGTAGACTCTTAACCAACCTTGGCGACCCTATAAATCCTAGTGATGCTGCTACTAAAAGCTACGTAGACTTAACCGTGGGTTCTGCTGCTGCTGGCATTGACTCTAAACCCTCCGTACGAGTTGCAGCAGTAAATAATGTGGCAACTCTATCAGGGTTACTAGCTATAGACGGTGTCACCCTCGTAGCCAACGACAGGGTTTTACTGACTGGTCAAACTAATGCTACCCAAAACGGAACGTGGATTGCCTCTTCTGGTTCCTGGACTAGGCCTACTGATTCTGCCGATACTATAACGTCAGGAGCCTTTTGGTTTGTAGAAGAGGGTACAACGTATCAACGTACCCAGTGGAGATGTAATAATACCGGTACTATACTTATCGGTACTACCAGTATTATCATTGTTCAATTTGGTGCTGCATCTGCGTATAGTGCCGGTAATGGACTTGACCTTACTGGTGCTACTTTCAGCGTTAAGTTGGATACTGGTTCAGGACTAATAACCTCTGGTACTGGGCTAAAAATAGATACTACGGTTGTAGCCAGGAAATACGCCACCACTATTGGGGATGGCCTATCGACCAGTATCGTAGTTACTCATGGGTTGGGTAATGTAGACATTATAACCTCTCTGAGGGATATAGCTACTAACACCGTCGTAGATGCTGATGTTACTATATCCGGCTCTAATACAGTAACTATAGGATTTGCAGTACCACCTGGAGCTAGCACCATTAGAGTTGTAGTAATAGGGTAGGGATAATGCGCAAGGATCTATCCTATAGGGGGTTACCCTCCTTAGCCATATCAGAAGGGCAAACTACACCAGACCCAGGTACTAACTGCTTTATATGGTCTACCTCTGAGGGTAAACCTTTATATTGGGATGGTGGTACCTGGGTAGTAGTAGGGACGGGTGCCACCGGAGGAGGTGGTGTAGTTACGGAGGGGCTCTCCGATGTAGTCTCCTACTCAGTAGCATATGTAGGTAGAGCAGTCCCGGGTTCAGCTACTAGTGCGGCGGTATGGCAGATTCAGAAGGTCTTAACGGATGTAAACGGTGAAATAACTCAGCTGTGGGCGGGGCTTGCAGAGTTTAATCAGATATGGAATAATAGGGCGTCATTGACGTATGTGTAAGATATGTTATTAGTTCAAATTCAATGTAGCACCTGTAAAGTTTGGCAATACACAGGTAATAACAGGAGATGCTTTAACTGTGGGGCTAGGATTTAAGGCGGGATTATGGCAATTGAAAAAGAAGCAGTTTTAAAGTGGTTAAAGGAGTACTGGTTTATAGGCTCATTCCTAGTAGTATCTGGTATGGCCTGGGCTGAGAATACTACTAAAATTCAGTCATTAGAAGATAACGTCAAATCTCAAGCTATAGTACAACAGGAAATCATTCAACTAAAAGAGGGGCAGGCTACGTTAAATGAACGTACAAAGCTAATGTTAGATGAACAAAAAGAAACTCAACAGCTGATCCGTCAAATGTTGTTAGAACAGAGGAGGATAAACAGATAATGACTTACTGGGTGATAACAAAGGATAATTGGTTCGGTGTTTCCACAATAGACTCTAACTTCAAATCTACTGAAGGGTATACTATATTTAAGTATGATACGGATATCCCTGACTTGAAATTTAATACCTGGGACTTTATTAATCAAAGCTGGGTGCAGACTGTTCAGCAGAAGCTATCACGTGTAGACTTTATTCTACGATTTACAGCAATAGAATGGGCTGCAGCTACCACTTCTACTGATATAAATATCCAGCAAGGACTGGCCCTTATACAGGCGGCAGAGTTCATAGATGTTGCAGATATGCTCACACAGATGTTAGTGGGTTACTGCGCAATGATAGGACTAATCACAAATGCTCGTGTAGCAGAAATCCTAGCATAATATGGCTGCTCCAATATACACCCATGACTTAACTGACTGGATTGCGGATAATGACACAGCTGCATGGGGTGAGTTAACTGGAGCTAACGCAGGTGCTTTACCAGATGAAGCAGATACTGAGTCTGCTCTTCAGGGTACTAATACCACTTCCCAAGCTACGAATACAACTGGTGCTTGCGGTATAGCTCGTATATTAGGCACACCGGTTACTCTTACAACAGGACAAGTATTCTTAGTGTGGCACGGTCACGGTGTTGCGACGGCGTTACAAGCTTATGCAAATAACGGTTTACAAGTAGCTATATTAGGGTCTTCCTTAGCTAACTGGAAAGGCTATGCAGTTGGCGGTTATGACGTTCCCCCCTTCCCTTACGGTAAATGGGCGAATAATCCAGTTGACCCAACTATAACAGCAGACACATCAAACGGCACACCCCCCACAGGGGGAACCAACATATATGGTGTCGGAAGTATTTGTACTCTAACACAGGCTGTGGCTAAAGGACAACCACACGTTGTTGATATGATCCGCTATGGTAGGGCAGAGGCGAGATTCTCTGGTGGAGATTTAGCAAATGGATATGCAACATTCGCCGGGTTTGCTACTGCTAACGATGCTCAGACTGCCAGATGGGGATTGATTCAAAGTGTTCAAGGTGGTTATCAGTGGAAAGGGTTGATGACTATAGGTTTCGGCGCAGCTTGCGACTTCAGGGATTCTAATAAAAACATATTCATTCAAGATACTAGAAAAGTTTCCTCTACGTTCGACGATGGAGTCTTCTTCACTCAATACAATGGCATTTTGTATGCCAGAATAAAATCTACAGCCTCTGGATCTTCATCAGACATAATGGTCCCTCAATCTGAGTGGAACTTGGATAGACTGGACGGGTCCGGAGGTGAATTTAATAGATCTGGATTAACAATAGATATAACCAAAGACAACATAACCTGGATGGACCTGCAGTGGTTAGGTGCTGGTACTGTTAGATTTGGTGTTATGCTAAATGGCAAGAGGATTGTTTGTCACGAATGGCATCACTCTAATGATGCTGCTGTACCCTACATGCGCACAGGGTCATTACCAGTATATGCTGAGTTAAAAAATCAGACCATAACTGACTCAGGTTCTGAGTTCAGGATATGGTGTTCTGTGGTTAAAACTGAGGGTGATGCTGAATTCCCTTCTAAGGATTTCGGGTTTGTATCAGCCACCAAGGTCGTTAGTTCTACTACCCCTATCCCCGTAGTGTCAGCTAGATCCAAGCAGGCGCTATATGGGATAATCAATCGTAAGTCTTCATACATAAATGATATTACCGTTATGGCATCAGGTCCTATTATTATAGAACTGTGGAAGAATGGCGTTTTAACAGGTGGTACATGGACTGAGTCTAATAACCTTGGGTCAGCATTAGAGTTCGATAGTGCGGCTACTTCCATAGACCTGACTAACATTCGTAGACTACACGCAGTTATAGCTAATAGCACCCAAGTTCAACCGCACGTCCTAGAGGATGTATTCAACTCCAGAGATGAATGCATACGTAGGCACTTTAACCCTAATAACTATGACACGTATACTTTCACTGCTAGACTGCCTAGTGGTACGACTCCTACTGACGTAACTTTAGCCTTTAATCATGAGGACGTATAATGCATGCTTACTTACTACCATCACTCAAGTGACTACTGGCCTCTATTTGAAAAAGTAGAGTTGGATGGGGTCAATAAGCTAATAATAGTACATACTGATGTAACTACTCTAGACATTCGTGCAGACGTATACTCTGCTGTAGTCAGATGGCTAGACCTGAGGGATAACTCTAAATACGAACAACCTATGAGGTATTCCGGCCTGGACCCAATACCTGGTGGCTCTACTGGTGATATATTCTTCCTTATCAATGGTTACAAG